GAGTTCTATGAAGAAGATTACTGTGGTGAGTGTTACGTTAAGATGGAACATTTGAGGGAAATTTACACTGAAGTTGAGTAGTTTGTTCTATACAAAGGTAGTCATTTATTATATGATGTTTATATATCATGTTACTTTTGAAGATATGGAGGAGTGTGAACGATGCAAAGATTTAACTGATAAGGATAATATTTATTACGACCCAAACGTAGGTATGTTTCTGTGTGGTCGATGCTTTATTAATATCCAATTAGCGTAGTTAATCTCAAGATAGTAATTTATATGGCACAAGGAAGAGAGTGGGATAGAGAAGAAGTTATCGAAATAGTTAAGCCCTATTTAAAGTTGGGTTACAGTGTGAATAAGTCTTGTATTTTGGCTGAAATCCCTACATCTACGTTTGCTACATGGATGCAGAATGATGAAGTGCTTCGTAAAAAAGTGGCTGCATGGCGTAACAATATCAACGCAATTGCAAGAAAAAACGTAGTAGAATCGATCAAAGAGGGTGATAATAATGAATCTAGATGGTGGTTAGAAAGAAAAGAGAAAGAAGACTTTAGTTTGAGACAGGAACACACTGGTAAAGATGGTGAGGCTATTGAGGTTAAGAACATGCAAGAGCTTACCGATGAGCAGTTAGATGAGATCATCAACAAAATGACTCAAGCATGAACCAAGACTTACAAGCAGCTTTACTAGAGAAAGCCTTAAGAGAACAGGAGAGACGCAACAGGAATAAACAAGATTCGCTGATCAGTTTTATTAAGTACTTTTTTAAAGAGGAACTTAATAAAGAGTTTCAAGTTAACTGGCATCATGAACTCATTGAAGAGAAGCTTAAGGGAGTACTTGATGGAACTACTACAAGGCTGATGATTAATATCCCTCCTGGTAGTGGTAAGACAGAATTGATTACTAAGTGCTTCCCTGTGTGGGCAATGGGACTGAGACCTGACATTAGAATTATTACAACAGGTTACAGTGCAGCTCTAACACAGAACTTTGGTGCAGAGGCACGTGACTACTACAAATCAAATACATTTAAGAAAGTATTCCCACGCCGGTCGGGAGTACGGTCAGACCAAGACACGAAAGGGTTATGGAGAACTAATGCAGGTGGTCAGTATCTAGCAACAGGGACGGGGGGAAGCATAACCGGACATAGGGCAAATTGCTTCATAATCGATGATCCGATAAAGCCTGACGATGCAGAGAGTGACGTTAAGAGGACAGCAGTGAACAGATGGTATGACAACACAGTTCTTTCACGTCTCTTCAATCCCAACACAGACGCAGTTATCATTGTGATGCAAAGAACTCATGAGGATGATCTATGTGGATACCTACTTGATAAGGCACAGAATGGCGCAGGTGAGGTTTTTGATCATATCTCGGTCCAAGCTATAGCTGAGATACAAGAGGCTTTTAGAGACGCAGGAGAGAGCTATCATGAAGACAGGTTTCCTCTCACAGCTTTAGAGAAGATTAGAAGTAATGACCCAGTTGTATTTTCAACTCAGTACCAACAGGAACCAGTCAACAAAGATACACAAGAGTTTCATGAGGAGTTCTTTCGTTACTACGAAGAGATCCCAAAGGGGTTACGTACGTTTACAGTTGTTGACCCAGCATTCAAACAACAGAAGCACAACGATGAAACAGCTATTGTTACTGGAGGATTTAGAGATGATGAGCTTTACATCCTTGAGGTGACACACGGGAGATACAATGCAACGCAACTCATCGACAAGGTTATCTATCATGGACTCAAATGGCACCCAGAGAAGATTGGTGTTGAAGGATTTCAAGCGCAGACAGTACTTGGTCAGTGGCTTACAAAGACGATGAAAGATAGACAGCTCTATGTACCGGTAGACGAGATCATGCAGAAGGGATCGAAAGAAGAAAAGATCCGTGGACTGCAAGGACCGATCCGGCACGGGAAAGTATTTTGGAAAAAGGACATGCAAGCCCTGGAAACACAGCTTAAAAAGTTTCCAAGAGGTCGTCATGATGATATAATAGATGCAGTACAGATGCTTTTTCATTTCTATAAAGTTCAACCAAGTGTTGACGACAAAGATTTTAATCTTCAGGTCCAATACGACCATTTAGGAAGACCAATATTTACATAATATGGCTAGAGCACCAGGCAAAACAATTGTTAACAAAGCTCTCCAAGCCGTTACATCCACAAAATCATCTTATAAGGCCATGAACGCTAAGCGTCGTGAGCAACTTGCTGAGATTTACAAGGAGGTAATGAGCTATGCTGGAGAAAAGCAAGCTGATTGGAGTTCAACACTCAAAGTCAACTTTGCAAACCAGATTGAATCACTCGTTACTGCACGTTTAACAGCAAAGAACCCAAAGTTCATTGTTTCATTACGTCAGAACACTGATGCAATCGTTGATCGTTACTTCAAAGTATCCAAAGAACCAGGACCAGAAGCAGGTCCACAAGAGATGGCGGAGTTCGCTCAAAAGAAAGTAGAACGAGAGAAGTTTAAGAATGAAGTAGACGAATGGGCTACAGCTATTCAAGACTATCTGAACTTTGCTTTTGATGAGTATGGCTTCAACGCTAAGATTCGTCAGGGAGCTAAATCACTTGTGCGCTATGGAAATGTTTATGGAACCGTAGACTACAAGCATGACGTGTTTCGAAAGAAACGTGATGGAAAGATTGAAGAAGTAAAAGCAGATGAATACCCAGCCTTAGAGATTGTGTCATGGACAGAGGTTTATCTTGATCCACGGTTTATCCAGGTGTCTGATGCTCCATCTGTTATCTGGGAACATGACAAGGTACGACTCGGTGAACTCTATGCTCAGAAGGAAGACCTATTCCACCTTGATAAGATCAAGCTCATCAACTCAAATGAGTTCAATTCAGAGAGGCAAGAGGTTTATCAGCTCATGATTACCTCAGCAACGACAGGTGAAACAGAGGCAAAGAAAGTTAAGTACCTCACGATTGATAAGTTCTACGGATATTTTAATCCTACAAAGAACCCAGAGAACGAAGGTATCTACGAGATCTGGACAGTGAATGACGCTATTGTCATCAAGGTTAAAGAGATCCCACGTATTCCAGTGCACAGTGCAGGTTGTTTCGAAGATGTAGAGCAGCATTACTCCATCGGATACATCGAACCAATCCTTGGCTTACAGAGGGAGTACAACTTCAAGCTGAACAGTGCTGTTGAGTACATCAACCAGTCACTGAATCGATCGTATATGTGGGACCCTAATAGTGGTGTTAATCCAAAGACACTATCTAACCTTGGTCCAGGATCAATCATTCCAGCAACAAAAGGAATCGAGAACGCATTAACAGGTGTACAAGAGATTCCACATCGAGACATTAACCAGTCTTATTTCGCTAATAGCAACGAGGTACGTCGAGACATGCAGTCTCTGACCTTTACGGTCGATACCACAGCTCCTACATCCACACAGGGCTTTACAAACACTGCTACGGCTGTAAGGGCTAGGTTCTTTGAGAGTAACGTCATGTACTCGGATACCCTCAAACACTATGAAGAATTCATCGTCAGACTCGCTTACGACATGCTCGACGCCATCGCAGAGAATGCGAAGGAAGACATCATCATCGCGAAGATGGGAGAAGGAAGGTTTAAATGGGCAAACAAAGAAATCTTTGAGGATGCACCGTTACGTTACGCTATTCGTGTTGAAGTTGGGTCTAGTAGTTTTGACACTATTGAGAATCGGCGTGAAGACGCTCTTGCATTCTGGACTGTACTTAAAGAAGCTGCTGCGGCGGGCGCTGATGTTGATCTCAACAAGGGCGTTGAAGAAATCATTAGATCATTCGAAAGGAAGGAATCAAATGACTTCATCAAGAAAGATTTCTCGTCCATTCTGGGTCTCATTGGTGATAGAGCACCAGCACCTCAAGTCGGAGTGCCAACAGTCAAAGAAACGGCGGCGATAGCAGTAGCAGAGCCAACACTAAGCAACCCTGCTGAGTTAACTAAAGCAGTCGTTCAGGGGAAGCTAACAGCATAGTATGTTTAAAAAACTCAAATCCAAGATAAAGTTCAACGAACAAAAAGACATGGAGAAATTCCATGAACGTCGAATGGAGAGTGTGAGAGCCTTGGCACAGGACGATAACTTCCAGGCCCTCATCGAATATTGGGAAATTGAGTATGAGATTATTGATAACAAGATAGACACCTTAAAAGGGAAAGAACTAGAGATGGCGGTTCTCGAAAGAGCCGTGATCCGTAAGCATTTATTCTGGATGCAGAACATGCTTGAACAACATTAGTTCATCTACTCTGCCTCTATTGGGGGGGCAGGGATAGGCGAATTAACGCCGACCTTTACAAACTAAGATATTCCATATGGAAGACCATAACCTTGAAGAGCGTACCCCCGTGGAGAATGCGCAAAATGAGGCGGTTGCCGAAAGTGCAGCCCCAGAGACCCAGTCGGGTCAGGACACGCTGCTCGCTGGTAAGTTCAAATCAAGAGAGGACTTGATTTCATCTACAGCCGAGCTTGTTAAACAAGTTGAAGGACGGGACATGAGTCCTACAGAAGTCCTTGAGCTTTCTAAGCAGGATGATGATGCTTTATCAAATTCCTACAAAGGATTAGAACGCCGATTCCACACCGATCGCCCTGCTAAGGCGGAGAACGACGGTGAGTTAGCGGAGGCTGAAAACCTGCTCGATGAGTGGGCACGAAAACGTGGCTTCGTCCTAAAAGGCGAGCTACAAGCCCAAGAGTACGAAGAGAAAGAATTAACGACCTATTTTGCTCAGAGACCTGACGCAAAGAGTCGTGAAGATCTTATCCGAACACTTGCTCAGACAGAGGGATTCAAAGACAAAAGTTTCGCAGAAGTTGATTCGTACATTACGTCTCAATTTAAAGACGAAGCTGGAGTCAAAAAAAGCCGACCATCGAAAATGGGACAGACCGTCATCGACCCGAATAAGAGTCTTGACGATATGTCAGATGATGAATTTTTAGATGTTATTAGTTCAGGTCGAGATAGTTCGCTGCGGCGTAGTAACGGGTAGTAACTCGACTAGGCCATTTATTAAGTGAACATAAACTCACACTATGGCAAACTCACTCAGTCCATATTTCCCAGAGTTTTGGGCACGTACAGCACAGGTACTCCACAAACCACAAGCAATCTACCGACAGATCGCTAACTTCCGTGGAGAGTCTGAAATGAAGAATGGAGATGTATTTCACAGAATCCTTCCTAATACGACCCAAATCCAGGACTACTCACGATATTCAGACATCGATGCACAAGACATCTCTGGTACAAACCAGTCATTGACCGTTGACCGAGAAAAGGCTTTCCGATTCGAAGTAGACGATCTTGATGAAGTGCAATCAAACCTTTCACTCGCTAAGACTTACATGAAGAACGCAGTTCGAGATCTTTCAAACGTTCTTGACTCTGACGTACTTTATGAAGCGCTTAACGCGACTTCAGAAGTTGATGATGAAACTATTGGTGGATCTTCAGACACTCCAATCACACTTACTGGTTCAAACGTGTTCGAATCTCTTACTAAAGTGCAACAGAAACTATCTGAGCAGAACGTAGGACTCGACAGCCTTTACGGTGCTATCGACCCTGCAACAGCACAGATTATCGCTTCACAAGTTGGAGCACGAGAAACATCATTTGGTGATGAAGCAACACGAAACGGTTTCAATGGAAACATGGTTCGATACAACGGAATGGACCTTTACGTGACAAACAACTACACAAGCTCTCTTGAGCTTTCAATTGCTACACAGCCAACAAACGGTGACACAGTAACCTACACAATTGCAGGTGAAGATGTACTATTCACATTTGTTACAACAATCGGAACAACTGCTGGAAACGTACTTATCGGTGCTTCTGCTGATACAGCACGTGCTAACCTTGAGACTTTGGTTAATGCTCCAGGAACAACAACTGCTACAGGTGTTGCTCACACAGGAACTGATCTTTACCTATTGCAACAATGTGTTGCTGTAGATACTGCGGCTGATGATACTCTTGACTTCTACGCTAAAGGAAAGAGTGTTTCAGGTGCTGAAACTCTTACTGATGGTACAGATGGATTCGTAGCAGCTAAGGCTTCTAAATGGCTACAATTTGGCCGACGAGGAGCAGTTGACATGGTTGTACAATCACGACCTAGTGTTGACATGCGAAAAGAATCACGACGCTTCGGAACAAACATCATGGGGAAATCTCTCTACGGTGTACGAACATTCACAGACGGTGCTGCAGAGCTCTGTTCTGTACGAATGCTTCTAAGCTAAGTCTCGTATTGAGCTTTAGTTAGGAACAAATGGTAAGTGGTATGGGAGGGGCATGACCCCTCTCCATATCCTGCCTTAACTGGGCACAAAATAAGTTATGACTAATTAAGAAATAAATACGATATGGCAAGTACAAAAATTTATAATAGAGATGTTGATCTCGCTGGAGATTCTCGTCTCGTAAAAGGTGACACAGTATTGATTGATTCAAACGGTAAAATAATTGAATCAGCAGGTATCGAAATCGCAGATGGAGATGCCTTTGAGGACACGAATAGTAATGAGATCCTAGAGTTTACTGTTACGGCAAGTGCTGTAAACCATGTGGGCATTTCTAACACGGGTACAGGTGTAAGCCCTGTATTCATTGCGGAAGGTGAAGCCAATACAGGTTTCACTTTCGTAAACTCAGAAGCAGAAGAAGTTTTGATCTTAGATTCAATAGCGTCTTCTGTTAATGAATTAACTATCTCAAGCGCAGCTACAGGTAGCGGACCAATCTTAGCGGCTACTGGTGACAACACTAACGTAGACGTAAATATCAACCCTAAAGGTACTGGTAGCATTATTTCTACTAGTACAGAAGCAGGAGTGACAGGAGCAGGACTAGTCCTTTACCAAAACTCTGCTTCACCAGCTTCAATGGATGCTCTAGGTGTTATCACCTTCAGAGGAAAAGATGACGGTGGCAATGTTACTGACTATGCAACATTAACCGGTATCCTTGCAGATCCGACAGGTGGTGCAGAAATGGGTGGTTTGCTACTTGGGGGACAAGACCAATCAGGTTCAGCATCTAATTGGATGTCTATTACTAGAGAAGGTACAGACGTTAAGCTCTCAGCTTTCAACGGTGGCGATAGTGTAACAATAGATACAGACTCATCAGGTGATATTAACTTAAGTCCAGCGGGATCTGGTCAATTAGTTGTTAATAAGCCAATAGTGCTTTCAAGCACTGAAACAATCGCAGCAGGTGGTACTTCAACTGCAATGGATCTAAAAACTACAACAAGTTACGTAGATTCGGATGCAGGTGGTGACGTCTTTACTCTTGCAGACGGTACAGACGGACAGCAAAAGACAGTTATTATGGCTAGTGCTACAGGCACAGCTACAATTACTCCTACAAACTTTACAGGTGGAACTAGCGTAACTGTTGCAACAGCAGGAGCTACGGCCACATTCCAGTTTAGTACAGCCGCAGGTGGTTGGGTGCTAATTGGTGAAAGTGCAGCTACAGTGATTTAATAAGATATATCTTATATGGCAAGTACAAAAATTTATAATAGAGACGTAGAACTCGCAGGAGGAGCACGTCTAGTAAAAGGTGACACAGTACTGATTGATGAGCATGGAAATATTGATGCTCCTGTTACGACAACAAATCTAACAACATCAGGAAATACAACTCTTGGAGATACTTCAGCAGATACACTCACAGTGCCTTCTTCAACTCTTCTACAAGCAGATACGCAGATTGCAGATAACATTCCGCTTAATTTCGGTGATGGTGATGACATGGTTGTTACCTATAATGATCCAGCAGATACTGTAACGGTAGACTTTGCAGGTACTGGTTGCACATTCTCAATTAACAATAATAATGGTTTAAACATCGTTAGCACTGATGCCGGTGCAGAGGGGCCAATATTTACGCTTTATCAAAATTCAGCAAGTCCTGCGGCAGATGATGAGGTGGGAATGATTAGCTTCGCTGGAGAAGATGACGCGGATGCACAAGCGATCTATGGACTAATTAGCGTTAGTATCGATGACACTTCCGCTGGTGCAGAGATGGGTACAATATCTCTTATCCCAGCGGATGCCTCTGGTGATCCGGATTCAGGAGTCGATTTTGCATCAGATGGTTCTACAGTTACCATGCAAGCGATTAATACAACCGATACGGCAGATTTAGAGTTACTTTCAGGAGACACAGGAGGTAATGTTTTGCTCTATGCAAGGACAGGATTTGTCTCGATGACAGGTGTAATACAGGAAATCACAGACACAACTGCTATCGACGCAGTATCACATGTATCAACTCTTTCTAATGGAGGAGCTCAGGCAAATGGGGTTTCAGATGGTACAGAAATTGGACAAATGAAAGTGATTCTCAACTTAGGAGCTGGTACGTATACGACAACTCCAACTACTTTCCACAATGGAACTAGTCTTACGATTCCAACACTCTCGTCTATCTTCCTTTCTTGGACAGGTGCAACAGGATGGGCTGTTCTTGGAGGTGAAGGTTACACAGTAAACCCATAGTTCTTTTCTCAGGGGCCTTACGGGCCTCTGGATAAGAGAATTAACTCTTAAGACTAATTTATTAAGCAATTTTATGTATATAAATAAATTGCCCAACGCTGCTGCGAGTAAAATCGCTGTTACAAGCACAGCGACAAAGCTCTATAGCCTTATTGACACTGCAGCTAGTGAAGCAGCGGGGTTAGAGAGTCTAAATCTTAACGCAGTTGACCTTATCGTTGAGGACGGAGATGTTCGTGCTCTTTTTGACGATAATACACCTACTACTGCTAACGGTCTCCTGCTTTCTTCAGGAAATACTTACTACTTTAGAGGAGTGCCTCTTGATAAGCTTCAATTGATCCGCGTAGGTGGCTCAAACGTAGCCTGTTCTGTACAGGTTGGACGAAGTGAACCAGGAGAAAGCACAAATGCATCCGCTCATGAAGTAACTTTAGAGGCAGGATCAGTCACAATTGGTGCTGTTAGCGGTGCTGATATTGATGACAGTGCTTTTACAGCGGCTACCGATGGTGGTCTTGTTGTGATGGGTTACTACAACGATGCTGGAGAGTCAGTAAACGATGGTGACAAAGGTGCTATTGCTATGAATTCAGAGAGACATGTGCTTGTTCAAGCAGATGGTTATGACTCAGGGACAGATTCAATGAAAGGATTTGAAGTAAGTCCTCTTTCTTCTCACCATGTAGAGGAAACATTAGCTGATGTAACGGACGGTACTGATGGAACATATTACTACTACATGGACATGGATGGGTACAGGAGTTTCTCACTTCAGATGGAACTTAGTGGTGGATCTGGAACATGTACTGTCACTATTGAGGCTACAAACCAAGATGATGATACTGCAGCAGCTTCATGCACATACCAGGACGTTACCAACGCACTATTTGGTGCAGCTACATTTACAGCAAGTAACTTCTTGATCGCCGACACAGCGGTTGCTTTCAAATATGTTCGAGTTAAAGTTGTTGCAGCCACAGGAGCGTCTGATGATGCAGACTGGACTCTCTACTCTAAGAAAATGTTCTAACATATAAATATGGAAAACGTAGTACTAAAATATATTGCTCCTGAAGCTCTGAAAGAGGTTGAAGCAGCAGTAAAGGAGGTCAAAGTACCTTCTATAACAAAAACACGCGTAGAGAAGACTGTAGAGGCTCTTAAGTGGGTAGGGGTTAACCCAGTCCCATTAGCAAATTCAGATCTTGCGGGTCTTGGACACAAAGCAATTGCAGAGAAAGTGGGATTGACCGTAGAGCAGGTAAAAAAGGTTCAACAAGATCTAGCAGAGGCGAAAGCAGAAGTTAATAAAGAGGAAGAAGTAGCAGAATAAATATATGGCTTACCCGAAAATAAATGATGTAGGGTGGGTTTTTAGAGAGTCTTTCGATTCCGTTTCTTCCGTGATAGATAATGGGGGAACACTAGACCCTGCGAGCACTGTTAGCGGAGGTTTTATGACCTGTGTTGCGTCAGGGGTGGATTATAATAAGTATTTTTACTGGATGTGGGAGACTGGTTTTTCGATTATGCTGTGGATGCAGGCTAACGCTTCTGTCCCAGACACAACCTATAGAAGATTTTTGAGTTACCGCATTGATGCTGACCACACGTTGATAGCAGCGGTTAGAAGATCAGACGGGACAGTTATACTTCAGTTAAGGACAGCCTCTGGGAGTAACACGTTGGCAATAATTAGTGGGCTTACACTTAATCAGCCTATATTACTTACGCTGACTTACGATGGAACGAATTTCTCTGTTTATGAGGACGACAGCCTGCTTGCAACCACTAGTGCTTTAGGAGGATCAGTAATTGGTGAGCCATCTGGTAATCTTGTATTGGGTATCGGCAAAGGGCCAACCGCAAGTTTTGCTGGAGTTATTAGTGAGGTGCAAGTCTTTGATAGAGCGATTTCTTTAGAAGCGATCGGGGACATATATAACCAGACAATATTCTCAGAAGTAGATGATTCAAAAGCTCTTGTAAGCCTTCCCCTTCGAAGTAATTATTTTGATGGTTCAGACCAAGTTACTGAGAATATCGGTAGCCCGGGCGGAACAGCTCAACTTGGAGATGGAACAACCTCTTCTACTTTCCCAACACAACTCGCACCACACGGTATGAATTTTGATGGGGGTGATTACCTTAGTCTTGATTCAGGTATTGTTGATATCACATCTAATTTCACTGTTATTGCGCAGGTTATAAAAGAAGATAAAGGCGCAACCTCAGATAATGACAGGTTATTTTCTTTTATTGATGATGCAGATAATGGATTTCAGTTTATATATGACCAAACAACTGGAAAGTATGCTGTTTATTTAAGAATTGCTGGAAGTAATATTATCAATAGTTTGACATACGGGTCATATGATGAAGAAAGAATCATTCATTTATCTTATGTTGTCTCTGGAGGTACTGGTTCCTTCTACAGAAATGGTGTTTTAGTAGAAACTGATGGAAGTACATCGGTTTCACTTGGAGGCACAAGTGGTTATGATATCGGCAGGAGAGCTGATGGTACATCTACAGGTTTCTTTAAAGGAAGCCTCTTCAAAACGAATATATTTGGTGCCGCGCTTACAGAAACCCAAATCAAGTGGCTTTATTCAAAAGATGAAAGACTTCTAAACATCTAATATGGCATCAATTAAACAACAATTAGAAGCAAATATAGTAGGTCACTGGAATTTTCGTACTAGAGCTATTAAGGATTTAAGTCTGATTATATGTCGGAACAAGATTTAGTAAAGATCCTAGAAACACTAGCGGATTTACGTGAACGTCTTGTACGTATTGAGACAGAGGTTAGAGGGGAACACGAAAAATCGAATCGAATAAACAGTAGGATTAGTAAATTAGAAGACGACATGGACGACATGAGAGAATGGCGAGTAAAATTTGTAGCAAAATTCAGTACATATTCTGCAATTGCATTATCAATTGGTGCCTTTCTTTCACAGATGGTATTAAGTTTTATTGGTAAAGTTATATAATATACCAAAGATCAAAGGATTCAGTACAACAAAAGATCTATTTAAAAAGGTAAGAGATAAAGTAGAAGCTAAGGTTAGAAAGGTCACTAAGAAAAAGAAAGCTAAATAGTCCATATGGCCGATGAATTTTCACAAAGAAAGTTGAAACAAGAGTTCACGGATTATGTAATCCAAAATGAATCACGTTCTCGTAAGATTCTTGGTGCTATCGGTGATCTATCTGATACAACAGAATCACTGCTCAAGTTAAAACAGGAGGGTGATCTTCATGGACCAAAAGGTACTAAAGGAGATCAAGGGCCTCAAGGAATAAAAGGTGAACAAGGAACTGCTGGCCCTCAAGGTGAACAAGGACCGCAAGGAGACAGTATTACTGGTCCTCAAGGCCCCCAGGGAGCCACAGGAACCCCTGGGGTAGATGGAAAGGAAGGTAAGGCTGGAGAGCATGGAATCAACGGAGAGAACGGAGAAAATGGAGAAATGGGACCAATGCCAAAACACGAGTGGGATGGTGCAAGACTGCGATTTCAACTTGATGAAGAGAAATGGGGTGATTGGATCACACTTGCAGACTTCAATAATGGTGTCGTTTGGGCAGGAGACAGGAGTATTGAGGTTCGTGACGGGGGGACAATCGTCTCAGGAAAGATCAGGACGTTGAATTTCGATGGTCCTGATTTTGTTGTAACGGCAGATGGATACACAGCAAATATTGAACTGGATGGATCTGCCTATGATGCTATTTATGCAAGATTAGACTGTACCAACCAACCATTTACAGGAGATGTAGAGGTTAATGGAGTTCTTACAGAGAATGGAGCTAATGTCTACACAGTATTGCAGACAACACGTGATTTTTACGTGAATGGTTCTACAGGATCTGATAGTAATGATGGACGAACAGCATTAACACCATTCCTTACTATTCAAAAAGCGATGGATGAGGCTGGATTTCAGGCCAGTAATGACCAAACTATCATTAATGTAGCGGCTGGAACCTATACTAGACCTAACGTTATTGTTCCTATATATGCTGTTGGTGAAATTCTTGTTTTAGGTGACAGAACAACACCAGCAAACGTAGTAGTAGATGGTCGTTTAGATTTAG